AGCCCTAAGCATCAACGAATGGCTGCTGCTGCTACAAGGCTAGTAAACCCCCGTGGTGATATTCCTTCTAAGGTTGGCGCTGCTGTAGCTCTGGTAGAAGCTGCTACCTCAAGTAATAGCAGTTCAAAGACTAAAACTAAAATGCGTAAAGCTCCAGGCATGTCTAAAGAAGCTGTAGCTGCAAATAAAAGAGATGTAAAAGCAACTAACAAGGCACTCAAGGCAGAAACAAAAAAATTCCGAGCAAAGTCATTCGATATGGCATTTGCTACAGCTCGCAAAGCTGGCAAAAAAGAATTTACCTGGCGAGGTAAAAGGTACAACACAAAAGTAGCGTAATGAACAAAAAATCAAAAGGCAAATCTGAAAAACAGAAGATGATGGAATTCCTAGATAATGTAGGCTTAATGGAACAAATGTGGCAAGAAGGTAAGTACCTTGTAGAAGATGGTAGTGGTAGAACTCTCTCAGACCTCAACAGGGGCTCCTAGAAGGCTGTCATTATTGCACTTAGGCAAGATACCTTATGTCGAACGTTTTAGAAGCCTTACAGGCCGATTTCAAGCTGTTCTTACAAGGACTGTGGGACCAGCTTGATCTTCCTTCCCCTACCAGAGCACAATATGCAATTGCAGATTACATTCAACATGGTCCAAAGCGTCTTCAGATCCAAGCATTTCGGGGAGTTGGTAAGAGCTGGATTACTGGTGCTTTTGTTCTTTGGACTCTCTTTAATGACCCCGAAAAGAAAATAATGATCATATCGGCATCTAAAGAACGTGCCGACAACATGTCCATCTTCTTACAGAAACTGATAATTGAAACCCCATGGTTGGTTCATTTGCGTCCTAAATCTGATGACGCCCGTTGGTCCCGCATATCTTTCGATGTTAATTGTTCCCCTCACCAAGCTCCTTCTGTTAAGTCAGTCGGCATCACTGGACAACTTACTGGCAGCCGTGCTGACCTGATGATCCTTGATGACATAGAAGTTCCTGGCAACTCAATGACTGAGTTAATGAGAGAAAAACTTCTACAACTCTGTACTGAAGCAGAATCCATCCTTACACCTCATGATACTTCTCGCATTATGTATCTGGGAACTCCCCAGACAACCTTTACCGTCTACAGGAAACTGGCAGAACGCAACTATAAACCGTTCGTATGGCCTGCCCGTTACCCACGCAAAATCTCTAGCTACGAAGGTCTCCTTGCCCCCCAATTGCAAGAAGATATTGATGCTGAGGCAACACCCTGGGAAGTAACTGACCCAGACCGTTTTGACGATGAAGACCTCATTGAACGTGAAGCCTCAATGGGTCGAAGCAACTTCATGTTGCAGTTCATGCTTGATACTTCCCTTAGTGATGCAGAAAAGTTCCCCCTTAAATGTAGTGATCTTGTTATCACTTCTGTCAACCCTAAAGATGCTCCTGATAACGTCGTCTGGTGCTCAGACCCAGCCAACGTTATTAAAGACCTACCCACAGTCGGTCTCCCAGGAGATTATTTTTACTCTCCAATGCAACTCACTGGAGAATGGACGCCTTACACCGAAACAATCTGCAGCGTTGATCCATCGGGTAGAGGCACTGACGAAACAGCCGCATGCTTCTTATCTCAGAAAAATGGCTTCCTCTTCTTGCATAAAGTGTGTGCGTACAAAGACGGGTATTCAGACAGTACCTTGCTCGACATACTAAAACAGTGCAAAAAATACAACGTAACTAAACTTGTAATCGAAACTAACTTTGGCGATGGAATTGTGGCTGAACTTTTTAAAAAGCATCTCCAACAAACAAAACAAGCGATCGATGTTGAAGAAGTACGTGCTAATGTACGAAAGGAAGATCGAATTATTGATTCTCTTGAGCCTGTTATGAATCAGCATCGGCTGATCGTTGACAGAAAAGTAATTGAATGGGACTTTAAATCAAACCCAGACGAAGCTCCAGAGAAACGTCTTATGTACATGCTCTTCTATCAAATGTCACGCATGTGCAAAGAAAAAGGAGCTGTCAAACATGATGACAGATTAGATGCTCTCGCCCAAGGCGTTAAATACTTTACCGATGCTCTAGCAATCTCTGCTGAACTAGCAATAGCAGACAGAAGATTGGAAGAGTGGAATGATGAAATGGATTCTTGGATGGATGACCCCCAAGCAGCAGCAAATCACATGGTATTTGGTATGAATATCCACCAAAGAAGACAAGCTAGAGGTAATACCAAAAGCTCAGTCCCCACCTGGGTGTAGTCACAGATCGACCTCTTCCGAGATCGACTGCAACCACTGGGTTTAATCCAAGTGGACCCTATTACAGGGGGAGGGTGGACCCCCTGGTTGGATTTTTGATTTTGATTTCTTTAGTTAAAGGGGAAGACAACATTCCCCTTTGCTTATCAGCATTAGCGAGTGAGCGTAGCGAACGAGCCGCTGATCTAACAATTACTTTCTTTTTTCTTTCTTTCACTCACTCTACTTCCTTCATCTTAATGATCTAAATGGTCCTTGAATACCATCCTTATCATACTATATGAGTACAGTTAACCTAGTACATGCAACAAACAAAGGAGATGATCTCATAGCTTACATGGCTAGAGTCTCCAATCCTGAGAATCAAGACAACACTGAGACCAGTGACAGATTGATTCGATACCTTATTAAACACAAACATTGGTCACCTTTTGAAATGGTGAACATGTGTGTAGAAATTGGAACTACAAGAAGTATCTCAGCACAAATACTTAGACATAGATCGTTTGCCTTCCAAGAATTTAGTCAACGTTATGCACAGATTATCGATCATCCGGTAGTACCGGACTTACGAAGACAAGACAAAACCAATAGACAGAACAGTATTGATGACCTGGACCCTTTTGTCGTTCAAGACTTCCAGCTTGATTCTCAGCTTTTGTTTGATCGAGCATATCTCTTGTATCACAAGATGATTCAAGCTGGTGTAGCAAAAGAGTGTGCTAGAGAAGTATTGCCACTTAGTACTCCTACAAGGATGTACATGAATGGAACTTTGAGGTCTTGGATTCATTATTGCGAGCTTAGATGTGGTGTTGAAACACAGTTAGAGCATCGAGTCATCGCTGATCAATGTAAAAAACTGATTTCTGAGCAGTTTCCTATGGTGTCAAGGGCACTAGAGTGGGTCTAAAGAAAAATATTATAAATTTCTGAAGGGATATATCGGTAAGCCTTGGCCGCAGCACCCCCATGCCGGTCTTCTCTGGCGTCACTAGATACTTAATCTAGGGCTAATGACTAGGGTTGAGAGGGTATTTGATCATTTGCTACATAAAAATGTATTTTTCTGGCGCTGCCTTGCTCTCTACTCTCTCCCTATCTGTTTGCGTGTATAAAATATCACAATCACAGGGCAAGAACTAACATTGTATCATATGATGCTTGCTTTTCTGACTGGAACTGTCAATGTCTTGGACATCGGCAGCCAACACGGTTCAGCCGACAACCCAAACGATACAGACACACAACACTGTATCATTTGCACGTTGCCAAACCGGCCAACACTCGCAACACTTCAACCAAGCCACAACCGCTCCACTAAGCACAGCATCACACAACAAGATTGCAAGGTCTGACCGAGAGGCAGACACAGCCGGTGAGGAACCACCGGAACCACCGACAGGGTAAAAACTGATGCGGGAGGCAATCGAAGGACATAACGAGAGAGCGTCTCGTGTCGTCCGTTCAGTCCTATCACACGGACACAATCGCTCCACATAGTCCACAATCACACACTCCACCACTCAATGAAGTACTACGTCCGCTGCTACTCAGCACCATACGAAAGCACAGCAACAGACGACATCGACCGGGCTTATCGTCTCGCCCATGAACTTGGCGAAGAACACGGCCACACAGACATCATTCAAACAGATCTCGAATTTCCACACATTGTCTGGTCCTATTAATCATGTTTCACAAAATCTCACACCGACAATCGGATTGTGTCGACACCATGTTTGTCGATCCTTTTCGTGGTGTTGTACAGGTTGCATTCGCTAAGGGGAATGTATATGAATATACCTGTGTTTCACGCCGAGCGATCATCCTTTTGATGCTCAATCCTTGTATGTCATTGGGATTATGGGTCAACAAATACCTGCTGCCCTATGACTGCAAGACTGCATTAATCGGGGATTGCACAATATTGTCAGAAGTTATTTTTAGCTCACAACTTCCTGTTTAATCATGAACTATCCCACCATCACTGACAATCCAGCTGAAGCCACAACTTACAACGGCTGGACAAACTATGAAACATGGAACGCAGCCTTGTGGATTGGTAATGATGAATTCTTGTACAACACTGCTAAAGCTTGCGTTCAATATGCAGAGAATGAATCACCGTGGACAAAGTTTGTTCGGTCAATGACTCACGGAATGATTGGCCGTCACCTTGTACAGACTCCTGATGGTGTCCACTGGGACAACCCCGATATTAATCATGACGAAATGAATGAAATGATGAAGGAGCTTTGATTCATGAATTACAACGACACAAAGTTTCAAATTAGTGTTTCCTTCCATGAGAATTTATTCTGTGGTTCTACACTATCCATTGATATGTGGACTGCTGATTATTATGAACTCCTTGAATTAATCGGAGATGACTACGAGTGATCACCTATTCAATCTATCAGCTTTCTTTCAATGATTCAAACCCTTACTATTTCCTACCTCACGTTAATTACACTTGTTTTCATGATGCTCTTGAATACATACGTAAGGCTAAACAAAAGAATCCGAGCTTAAAGCTGGACATCCTCACCGCTATTGATCACCACTCCACTTAGTCAAAATCATGTCACCCTCCAACATTCTCAAAGTCTACAAACAATCAACAGATCAAGACAAATCAGACGGGATCAGCTGGTATCGTGACGCCCTTGAATTCTGTGAAACGATCGCCCTAGATTATGGCATGAGTGTTTATGTAGTGGCAGGAGTTGTCACTGCATTATCGCCACGCAATAAGTGGGAACGAAACAAACAAGATGCACTTGCATTGATTAAAGCATTCACTGAAGGAACTTCAATTGATGATGTCAAAGTCTGCACGTTCTCCTCCAACAAGAATAAAGCAGTCACAATCATTAAAACATGTAGCGCGATGGATCAAGTAGTTTATACACTTAAAGGTCCGAAGATGATCGAGTTCTTTAATTGTATTGTTGGTGTAGTTGATGTTTGCATTGATGGACACGCCTATGCAATTTGGGAGGGTGAGAGAATCACACTGGCTAATGTGCCATCCATTGGTGTTAAGTTACGTCGAGTAATCAAAGCAGATTACATCAAAGCAGCTAAAAAGGTGAAGATTACACCGTCTGAATTGCAAGCTGTGACGTGGTGTGCATGGCGCAGAATTCACGAAGTAGCTTAATCAACCTCTACACTAAGGCTAATGTCTAACGAACTCAAATCAATTCAGTTCTTAAGTGTTTATGTTCCAGAGGTTAAGTCAACCCTAGAATATAAACCTAGTTATGATCGCAACATTTGGATATGCGAATGCCGCGATTTAAGTGGAAGTATTACTAATCAACGATTGATAAGTTTTGCTTACTTTGCTGATATTTATCGGCGCTTTAAAGACAACCCCAACACAACAATCAACCATGTTTGACTCACCCTCTGATCTAATCGCAAACAACAGTAAAAAGATCGAATCAATTTGGCACAGTGACCTACGCGATCAAACAGAGTTTGCCATTGAGTACGCCATTGCCAGAGCTGCCGCTTCAATGCTACTTAATAATGGAGTTTGCCCCTGTATGTTTCAAAAAGCAATGGAAGATGAGCAGGAATTTAGAGATGAACTAGCCGAAGAAATGGAGGAAGAAGAATGACAACAAAGAAAACAGATTCATGGTTAATTAAAAATGCGATTGGCTGCTTCCTTCATTACTATCCCGATCATGAATGGGCGGCACGTTATAAGGAGCTTGTCAAAATTGATAAGTTTACTACAACGCAGCCTAAAAAACGTTCACAATCACCACGCGCACGCAAACCAGATGCCACTAACGGGAAAAACTAAGTATGAAGAATATTCGGTAAGGATGGCTGACGGTATGTATCGATGGACTGAATATGTCCTCGCTGCCGATTTAGAACAGGCCGCATGGCTTGCTTTTGAATTGTCCACACGCCGCAATGCAGTCCTTAAAGATGTAATTAAACTCGATGACAAAAGGGAAGAACAAATACTTTCCGAATAATTGGCAACGCTATAAGAACGCACCTGACGACATGTTCATGCCTCATACATTTGGTGAAATCATGACATATAAAATCGCAGGCTGGGAATTACCTGAAAACGTTTATTGCATTATTCGTGAAAAGAATCTACTGACTAAAAAGATTAAAGAATACGTTTACCAAAAAGAATGGGCTGCTGAGAAAAGAATTGATCAGCTCATGATTAAGGACGGGATTGAATTCACCGTTTGCACACCCGAACAAATCCATTTTATTTCACCAATTGACGACGAAACCAATGAGCATCAAGACCCGTGACCGTCTAGTTTTGCAGCTAGTCAAAGATGTCGAGAATCATTCTCATCGACAAGAATTGATCGATTTAATGATGGAACAGGTAATAGATGACCAAACAATGTTACCTTCATGAAACTTCATGGTCCTAAAATCTTGCTTTTTCCAATGTTAAATTGTCCACCGTAAGCACATTCACTCATGAGCCTGCACCAATTCACTTTCTTGCAAGGGGATGCCATGACGCTTCCTGCGTCACTGGACATGCATCTTGTTTGATATTTGCATCTCTTTCGATACCATCGCTTTTCTAGACCTATGGAAAAACGGATCCGGCCTAACGTTGCATTTAGGCAATCTCCGTCTCGATTTTTGTCGCAGCCGCTACAATAGAGGTCATGGACCCTCTAAAACGTCAAGTCACAGACGACAGCCTAGACGCACTAATCAAGTGCATTGAAATACTGCGCGTGATGGATGTTGAAATGCCTGCCCAAACTGTTGCTGTTTTTCTTTACATCGCGAGTCACGATGGCTGCCATTCACAGGCAGTTCAGGAAGACCTTGACCTGACTTCGGCGAGCATCTCACGCAATGCCACATGGCTTAGTGGTAAACATCGCTCCAACCCCTTGCGCGGACTAGACCTGATCACAAAGGAGAGTGACCCAACCAACAGAAGACGAAACGTTTTCAATCTTACCAAGAAAGGAAAACTATTAGCCAAACAACTATCTGACATTCTCAATGGTTGACTACAAACGCCCAAACAAGATCACAACCTTGTGGGCTGCATACGACCTGACTGTTGCATGTTCTCCAACATGGTCAAACGGTTCGGACTATGCAACCAATCGCAGGGCATGTATCCGTCACATCCATGAGGCGGAAGGGTCTGATCAAATCAAACTGAAAGACATCAATCAGCCTTGGCTGCGTGCTGTACTTGAGCAGTATGCAGAAGATCGAGCTGAGAGAGGTCTGGAAACGGCTCCAGCAACCCTGAACCAACACATCAGGGCAATCCGGCACGTTCTTAAGACGACCTCACAGGAAGGCTTTCTGAATGCAATGCCAGTGTTTAAAGAATGGTCTACGAATTCTGTTCGGACCAATTA